CAGCGCATTATTTAAGGGACGAGATTATTAATAATGATATTGGGGTGGATAATTTCGAGATACTTCGAGAGCAGAAAAAAGCCGAGTTCATTCAGGAGGCCTGGGAAACTGTTAAACGCATCCACCTAAAAATCAATGAAAAGCTTGATACGCTTGACTTTGAGCAGCTTAAAAAGGTTAATATTCGTGATTTGGCCGTTGCCCTGGGCACGATCTATGATAAGCAAGCCCTGGCATCAGGCGAACCTACTCAGATCAGTGAGAGCAAGCAGCCAACTCCTGAAATGGTATCCGAATTGGAAAATAATCTTATTAAACTAAAGGCTATAATTGGAAAAAAGACGGGTTAAACCCCGAAAGCCTTGGTATCGCTGGATTGTAGTTTTCTTCACATTCAACGAAATAGCAATTTCGTTTAATCTACATTATTTATGCTATCCCGATTTAGGCAAAAAGGTTGTAGTGTAGGCTGCAAAAATACAGGGTAAAATTTGAGCGGCTTGTTTGTGTGCATGTGCCCGGCTAGTACGTGTACTTGATGTGTGCGTGGGGGAGGGTGGGGGCCACCGGATGCGCCGGATTCGATATTAATATATTGGCTATACACCGCGGCTACAACAAAAGGCTCCCCTACGGTATACGCCACCGCTTCAACGTAATCGTCCATTCACTTATTGCCCATAGATATCGCATGGTGCAAAAGGGATTCTAGTGGTTGGCTTTAATCTTTTACCCTAATTAACTACTTATATAGGCTAGATTCAATAAAATGGGGTATATGAAACATGTTCAAAGGGTTGATACAGTAGGGTTTGATGGCTTGACTACACCTACAAAAAAAGTGTTGATTTTTTAAAAATTCTGCAAAAAAAGTGTAGGTGTTTTTCATGGGCAAGGGTAGTGCTTATAAGACAGTAAGGTATGTGGATAAGACCACAGGTGAATATAGGGAACGGGTGCAGTTTATTGACTTGCAGTTTGATGATGAGGACGGATACCTGTGGTGGAGTAGAAAGCTGTCGGTCAAGACATTTATAGATGTGCCATTGCCTTCGTGCTTTACATGGGCAGAGAAAGGGCGCATTAATGAGTTAAAGTATTACATACTGAAAGATAATCAGTTTTTGGTATACCGTCACAGCAATACCTTAAAACCGCTTGATGTAGACGCTATGTGCAAGATATTAAATATGAGCAAGCGTCAATGTTCCGCACTGATTCGGAAAATGAAAGATGAAAAGGTAATTAAGGAAGTATCGTTTGGCGGGATAAAGTATCTTGCCTTTAGTCCGTTATACGGGTTTAAGGGTAAGCGGTTGAATTTGACCGTATATTTGATATTCCAAGATGAGTTAATCAATGTTTTGCCTAGTTGGGTAATTGATAAGTTTTCGCAAACAGCGGTGGAATTAAGACCTATGTTTGAGATTATAAAATAAAATAAATGAAATGAACAAGTTAGATATTGCAAATTGTAGTGGGGTAGTAAAATAATGCGAATTAAATTCCGCGAAGGCATGACAATCGAGCGTATCGCTGATTTATTGGTTGACATTATCCGCACCAAGGGAATTATCATTGGTGAAGTGGACGTGTTTATTCCCACTTACGATGAATTAATGAAATTGGAGCCTAAAAGTGATGACAAGATACACTACATCAAATGTACGCCGACAGAGGAACACCGGAAAGAGTATGCGGAAGATGTTGTACGGATACGAAGGGCGAGGATGAAGGAGGGGCTATGATACCATCTAAAGTAAAAATAGGCGGTTTAGTCTACGATGTATTATTTGAATCCAAGTTGTTTGATGCAGACAACACCCGCCTGTATGGGCAGATAGACTACAATATGCTGACGATTAAACTTGAAAAAGATTATTGTAAGCAGAAGCAGGAAGTTACATTATGGCATGAGATAGTCCATGGTATAGCAGTTGAGTATGGAGTTGAGTTAGAGGAAGAAGACATTGATCGGATAGCGGGAGGGATATATCAGGTTATCAAGGATAATCCTGATCTGGTGAATGAAAAGATTCCGTTTATGGATTAAACATGGCGCAGTAGCCAAAGAGTAAAGGCGGTTAAGACAATAATCCGGTGCGAAGTTGTGGTACTGCCACAGTAACACCATTGCGGGTGAGAATCCTGCCTGCGCCATCCCCTCCAATAAATCAGGAGCAAAGATTATATTTGCTCTTTTTCTTTTGAAATGAGGTTATTTTTATGTTAGACCTTGGTTACGAAATTGACCCTGAAAAACTGAAACTACCTGAAGCACAGGCATTAATTAATGAGATAGAAAAACTGAACAAAAAGATAGAGAAGCAACTAAAAGAGAATCGGTTGGAAGTATATAACATTGGTGATAGGGTACACAAAAAGCAACTATTATTCCACGAAAGCCCTAAACGGATGAAAGCGTTCTTTGGCGGCAACCGCGTCGGAAAAACGGTGGCAGGTGCGGTAGAAGCTGTTGCTCATGCCACAGGGTACTCACGGTTTCGTAAACTCACTCCGTCAAGTGGATGGGTAGTATCGCTGACCAACGAGGTTCAGCGTGATGTAGCGCAGAAGGAAATCCTTACTTGGCTCCCCAAGTCGGACATAAAGGATTATGTTATCCGGCATGGACGGAAGGACGATCCTGCCAACAGTATCATCGACAAGATTATACTGAAGAATGGTCAGACAATAGGATTTAAGACTTGTGAGCAAGGGCGTGAATCATTCCAGGGTGCTTCCCAGGGTTGGATATGGTTTGACGAAGAACCTCCGTTGGAAATCTTCCAAGAGTGCCAAATGCGTATCCTTGATACCCGTGGTGATATGTGGTTTACCATGACCCCATTAAAAGGTTTGACATTCGTCTACAACCTTGTTTACCTCAATGAGCGTAATGACCCCGACATTGAATATTGGATGGCAGAATGGGAGGATAATCCTTGGCTGTCACAGGAGGAAATCAATAAACTTGTTTCCACCATGACGGATGAAGAAAGGGAGGCACGGCAATATGGTAGGTTTACGTCACTATGCGGATTCGCCTTTCCGGAGTTGAAGAAGGAAATCCACCTTGTCAAGCCTGCTCCATCCATCCCTGATTACTACAAGCGGTTTGTGTGCCTTGATTACGGCTTGGACGCAACGGCGGTATTGTGGATATATGTTGATTCGCAGAACAGGGCGAGGGTGTACCGGCAATTCTTTAAGAAGAACCTGATTGTTTCCGAAGCCGCCAAAGCGATATTACGGCTGACCGGCAATGAAAAGATTCATACTTATTATGCGCCTCCTGATTTATGGAACAGGCGTAACGATACCGGCAAGTCGGCATTTACCATCTTCCACGAAAACGGCATTAACCTTGTCAAGACTTCTAACGAGCGTGAAAGCGGATGGATGGCTGTTAAGGAATGGATAAGGCCTTATGACACAAGGGATGAGCTGACGGGCGAAACATACCGCACCGCAAGCCTGACGATAGACGAGGACTGTGCGCCGTATTTATGGAAGTCGCTGACCAATTTACAAAGGGATGATAAGAACCCAAACGATGTTGATTCCAAGACAAACCACGATTTAACCCATCTCCCGGACGCTTTACGCTGCTTCTGCGTTTCCAGGCAATCGCCAACGGTTATTCCTGTACAGAGTGAAGTGGAACACGGTAAAGTGTACGTCTACGGCGAATTGAAGATGAAGGGCTTTTCAGATGCAAAGATTCGACAGATGGAGAGGAATGGAGAAGTTAAAGTATTGGCTATGCCAAAGAAAAAATAAAAGGAGGATAGCACACATGACTAAACCTCGCATCCTTCTCCTAGACGAACCCCATCCCAAAGCACGGGCGATTATGGAGGAAGTGGGGGAGTGTGTTGACCAAGAAAATTTATTAGAATATTCTGAAATGGACGGTTTTAAGTGCATACGATGTGATAATTTCGTTGGGATTTATACGCAATTAACACCTGTAAACAATAATTTTACCCATCAATACACTTTCAAGGATTTAAAATTTATTGCGACACCATGCACTGGCACAGACCATATTCAAAAAGGCAATGCAAAGATTATCCACCTTGACGATGATTGGAAAGCCAATGAGGGCAGAGAGGTAACAAGCACGGCTGAACACACATGGTCACTGATACTCCAACTTGCGAAGATGAAGCGGATGCAACTACACAATAAAACCATTGGTATAATAGGTGGTCTTGGACGTATAGGTACCTGTGTATCTGATTATGCCGATGCGTTTGGAATGGAAGTTATTTGGTACGACAAGTCGGGAACGCAGATATATACACTTGACTATCTACTTAAAGAATCCGACATCATTACCCTCCACATCCCCCTCCAAGGCAACGAAGGATTCATTGGCGAGAAGGAATTTGCCATGATGAAGGATGGGGAGTTGCTGATTAACACATCACGGCAAGGCGTAGTGGATACTGATGCTTTATACAAAGCACTGGAAAGTGATAAAATCGGCGGTTATGCTGATGATTTTGTTAATGAAGTAAATTTTTCTAATGTGTTTCAAGACAAGGTTATTCAAACTCCCCATATTGCTGGAAATTCACTTGAAGCCCGTGAGGCTAGTGACCTATACATTGCCAAGAAAATCAAAGAATACATAGAGGGAGGTCAATGAACCCATGACACAAATCA